CAGCTACATTGACGGCAAGACTGCCGTGAAGAAAGCGGAAGCCGAGACCAAGATGAAAATTGCTACTGGTGAGATCAGCTGGGAGCAGGCTGCCATCGAGGCCAGCAACAATTCGTGGAAAGATGAAGCGTGGACAGTGGCGTTCATAGCCATCGTGCTGGGCAGCTTCATACCGGGCATACAGCCCTACATGGCGCAGGGTTTCGCTAATCTGGACGCTGCGCCTCAGTGGTTTCAGTGGGCAATGTACGCTTCGATTGCGGCGAGCTTTGGCATCCGCACAGTGAAGGGGCTGAAAAAGTAATGGAAAACATCAAACTACCTCTCGCCCTCGTGGCAGCTATGGCCGTGCAGTTAGCGGCGGGTGTCTGGTGGGTAAGCCAGCAGGCTGCAACTATTGCCAGCCTAGAAGAGACTGTCGGTCAAATAGGCTCTCGCATGGCCATCGAAGACAACATCAATTTGAAGCGCGATGTCCAAGACAACGCGATGGAGCTGGAATACGCCTTTGATGAGATCGAGGAGATTTGGGATGAGCTGGCATCTATGACAATGGCCATTGGTGAGATCAACAAAATCAAGCAAAGGGTTGCTCTCATCGAGAACGATTTTAAATATATTAACCGTGACCACAACGGCATCATGGATATGAAGGGCGGCAAATAGTCATGTTCCTCGCGGCCCTCCTGATATGCTCAACATTGGAGGCGCAATCCTGTGTGGTCGTCGCAAATACGAACAATATATGGTACAACGAAGCTAAGTGTCAGGCAGACGCGATGAACTTGGCGCTTGAACTGGTTGACAAGGGCTTTGCCGTAAGGCCGTATTGTTTCAAAGTTGGAGAAAACACATGAGTAGAGCTACACCAGCGAAGGGCAAAGCCCGCGTCAAAGTTACATCAAGCGGGCGTAAAGTCAGCTACGGTCAAGCGGGCAAGGCGAAAGACGGCGGCCCACGGGTCAAGCCCGGCACATCCAAGGGCGATGCGTATTGCGCACGCTCTGCCGCGCAGAAGAAAAAGTTTCCCAAGGCTGCGGCTGATCCAAACAGCCCGCTAAATCTTTCACGCAAGCGCTGGAAATGCTCCGGCACTAAATCGAAGAGGACTTGATGAAATGGGACTGTATTCAAACATCGCAAAAAAGCGTGCGCGCATTAAAGCCGGAAGCGGAGAGAAAATGCGCAAGCCCGGCACTAAAGGAGCGCCAACGGCCAGTGCATTTAAAGCGGCCGCCAAGACAGCAAAGAAAAAGGCTAAAAAATGAGCAAGGCAATGGCAACGCTCCAAGCTAAAATCGGCGCAACAGCCGATGGCGAGTTTGGCCCAAATACAGCGCGAGCAATCGCAAAACACTTCAACCTATCCCCGGCGCGTGGCGCACACTTGATGGGGCAGGCATCGCATGAGAGTGGCGGCTTCAAGCGCACCCGTGAAAGCCTGTATTACAGCACGCCAGAGCGCATCCAAGCTGTCTGGCCATCACGCTTCCCAACTGTTGCCGATGCAGAGCCGTATGCCAAAAACCCAACCGGGCTTGCTGGCAAGGTTTACGCTGGCCGCATGGGGAACGAGAATGAGGCGCAGGCCAGCCTGTACATTGGGCGAGGCTTCTTGCAGCTCACCGGGCGGAATAATTATCGGGCGTTTGCGTCTGACATGGGCGCGCCGAAGGTTATGACAGACCCAGACTTGGTGGCTAACGAATATGCCTTTGAGACTGCGCTGTGGTTCTTCAATAAGAATGGGTTGTTTGCCATTGCCGACGAGGGTGTGACGGATGACGCTATCAAACGCATCACGCGCCGGGTGAACGGCGGCTATCACGGTCTTGAGGATCGCATCAACCAGACGCGCAAAATCCACACTTGGCTGATTACTTAGTTTAGCCAAGTTAGCTAAGTGGCCAAGCAAGATCAAAAAGCCAGCGCGGCGGTGGGTAGGGCCGGAGAGCATTTAGCCCTCGCCTACCTGTCGCTTGCTGGCTACATCTGCACGCTCTGCCAAATCAAAGATCACGATGCGTATATACAGACGGATACACAGACGCTCACGTTGCAAGTGAAGACGGCAAGCAAGACGCACAAGACCAGCAATAGATACGCATTCCACACGCCGAAAAAGAACGTAGATGTGTCAGACGTGTTTGCGTTTGTATCCATTGAATTAGGCGCTGTGATTTTCCGCCGGGGAGATGAGCTGACCTCTGTGACAACATACATTTCGCCAGAGGAATTTATGGATGAAAAGCAGTCAATGCAAAAAACATTCGACAGCTTTAAATAATCGCTTGTGGGTTGGTGTATGGTTGATTAGAAAGTTTGAGTGGGTGGCTATCATCACAAGTAAGATCGACTTGCCGCGGGACGGCGGTTGTTTAGCCTAGTGTGACGTTGCTACCAAATGTGCCAGCATTCACTTCAACGGCCACCCACACGATTACTAGAATATAATACCCACTAGCGCCATCAAGCCAGCGCCGCTTGCGAAGCCAAAGATGGCCCCGACAAGTCCGGCAATGTGAATTTTACGTTCTACCTCTTCGTCAATCATCTAAACTCTCCACCATTTGTATTCTCTCACCTATCCAGCGCATGACCGGGACGGCCATTGAGTTGCCCATAGCCTTGTACCGTGGCCCATCCGGGCAATCTTCTGCTAGCTTGTTGCGCCACGGTATTTGCGTGAAGTTGTCAGGGAAGCCTTGCAAACGCTCGCATTCAGTTGGGGTTAGGCGACGGACGGCTGACGATTGAGCCGCAAATAAACTTCCGTTAGTGGCGCTCGCGTTGCCATTCCATTTAGTTGCATAGGCCGCTGTCAGGCAATCCGCTGTGGGCTGGAATGCCACCGCAGGCGTCTTGCTCTTATCCAGCGTTGGAGTGACTTCCGTTGACACACTGTCGCCTTGGCTGGCGCTGTTTTGTGCGCCAAAGGCAATGGGTACATGATGGTAGTCTTGACCAGTATCAATAGTCTTTGACACCTCTCCAGTGACTTGGTTGTTGTAGGCGTCAAACCCCGTCACGGGCAATGTTTCTGTTGTCGGATCGTATGCGCCTCCTCCTGTGCGTGTGGTTAGACATTGAGCTACTGGCTCCCCGTTAAACCCGCTGTATTGATTAGCGCCGACTGTAAGGGTGTCGGCAGCCTCTTTCCCCGCTTCTCGGCTCGGCGCAGGATGCCCTGACAGGCTTTCGCGCTCAAATAGAACCGCTGCGGCACGTCGCCAGTCTCCAAGGTATCCGACAACGAACACACGGCGGCGTCGCTGGGCCACTCCGAAGTATTGAGCGTCAAGCACTCTGTAGGCGAACCCATACCCGAGCTGGCCCAGCGCCCCGAGGAAGGTTCCAAAATCCCGTCCTCGTTGGCTAGACAGGACGCCGGGGACGTTCTCCCAAACCAGCCACTTGGGCTGATATTGTGCAGCAATGGCAAGATAGGTGAGCATGAGATTTCCCCTTGGGTCATCAAGTCCCTTGCGAAGTCCTGCGACTGAAAAACTTTGGCAGGGGGTTCCTCCGACCAAAAGGTCAATTGATCTGTCAATGGGCCACTCCTTAAATTGTGTCATGTCGCCAAGGTTAGGGACATCTGGGTAATGATGCGCCAGCACGGCGCTTGGGAACTTTTCTATCTCGCTAAACCACTGCGGCTCCCATCCAAGTGGATGCCACGCGGCAGTGGCGGATTCAACGCCAGAGCAAACTGAGCCGTATTTCATCACACATCCTCCTCAAACTTATTAGACAGAGCCTTGATCGGCTGCTTGCTGAACACCCAGCGCCACTGCCGCTTGGTGTAACCCGGAACTTCAACGAAATCACGCACACGATAAACCTTGTTAGCTTGCCACATTTTCTTGAGATAGCTTGACGTGCGAGGGACGCTATCACCCAGCAGCTCAGCCGCCTCTGCTGCCGTCACGCGCTGGTCATACGGGATCAAAGAAAACAGGCGATTGCCTTGGTCAATGCTGTGCTGTCTGCTGGCCTCAGCTGCGCGCTGCATAGATGGGGCCACTGTGGTGGGCCTGCGTGGCCCGGTTGGCAGTGGATCGCGCTTGCGCTGGCGGTACATGAGCGTTTCAAATTCCCACAGGCAGTGGCCGTATGTGATCTCAAAGCGCTCGTGCTTATCGGTAACGCCCTCCAGCTTGGCTCTCAATCGCTCTGCTGCATCTTTTTCATATCGCGCTTTAGCAGATCGAGAAGCGCTTGCTGCTCTTCCAGCCGCTGCTTTAAGTTTGGCCGCATCGCCGTCTTCTGCTCCGTCAGCATTATGCTGTTGTTCCGCTCTAGCCTTTTTATAATAATCTGAGTTTGGTCCGTACTCACGTTTTTTCCTTTCAAGTTTTATGTTTGCTGCCGAACATATGCGGGCAATTGTTGACGGTGACACGCGCAGCAATTCTGCGGTTTCAATTTGTGACATGCCTTGCTGAGCGCAGTCAAGGACGTGGCGGGTTAGCGCATCTGGATCGTATTTCATTCGTCTTCCTCGCAAAATAAGCCACAGTCGGGCATAGTTTTCAGTGGGCGACCCTTCGCCTTAGGGTCAAGTTCATCAAGAAAGATGCGCTCATTCTTTACGCGCACAAGCCTTGCTCCAAGCCTGCGTGATTGCTCTGCACGCTGGTCAAAGACTTCTGGAAATTCGCGGCGTACCAAATTCCAATATGTCGGGCTGGTCGCCTTTACACATCCAATGCAGTTAGCGTTTGGAAACCCGCGCCCGTAAATCTCAGGCAACTTTATGCCAGCGGCACGGATCATGTCGGCGCAATCATTCTTTGTCATGTTGGCGTCAATCAGGATCGGCAATACATTGTCGCGCTCAGTCATAACAAACCTGTCATGCCTGTTGCGTTCATCAACAGTAAAGCCAAGGACATGCCAATCAACTGGATGGCTTTCCTCCCACTCTTGGCGAGCGCGCTTTTTAAGCTCAACAGTACATGGTGCGCCGTGTGGGAAAGCCATGCCCTTGCGGCGGTCAAATACGTCAACCACAGATGCCAATGGATATTTAGAATTGACTGCGTATTGAATATCAATGCCAACCCATTTGGCCACATCTTCAGCAAAACGCTTGTTATCGTGATGCTCCTCAATGACAGGATTGTTGACAGCGTACACATTGTCAGCGCCATACTTGTCAACGGTCAGCTTGAGTGCCGCCGCACTGGCCGCACCGCAGGAAAACCAGACTGCAATTTTCATTCGTCTTCCTCCAATGCTTCGATCTGGCCAACGCCACCACAGTTGTCGCAATCTTCCATGACGGACTCAAAGTCGCCGTGCCAAGTTGAGCTTTGGCGAACCCAAACATCGCGCTCAACCTCGCCTTCGCCATCGCACTCAGGGCATTCAATTATATTAGTCATAGCATTGCGCTCCTGATGAACAATGGCACTGCAAACAGAGCCAAGAGGAATGTGATTTCGGCGGCGATTTCTAGCTTATGTTTCATCACTTTGCCTCATGAGTTACGCGGTACTTACGCTTTGCGCCTTTATCGTCAGATGCGATATATTCCTCGCCAAACATAAACGCCATTACTTGCGCCTTGTGGTCAGCGCTGCATTTGCTGATCTGCTTGTTTTTTACAATATTCAATATTTGTGCTTGAGTAAGTTTAGTCATGTTTGTCTCCATCTGTTTATACAATCACTTTAATCCGCAAATCATCCTATGTAAATACTAAAGATGCACTTGCATAAACTTTTTTTAGGATGTAACGTCCTATCAAATTAACCTTGGAGGGTGACATGAAGAAAGAAAGTCGAGTGGTCTTAACTGAAGCCCAGCATGAGGCGCTGACGTTAGCCGCCGAGCGCACTGGCATGGCGCTGGCCACGTTTATCAGGTCGGCGGCACTAACCGTGGCGGCCAATGCAGGCATTCACGCTGAACAGCCGCGAGCTGACTGATGGTCAACGGGCGCAACAAGGGCGCATCATTTGAGCGGGAAGTTGCCAACATGCTCCGTGATGAGCTGGGCATAGGTTTCAAGCGCGACCTTGAGCAATACCGCGCTGGCGCTCACGCTGACCTGATCCCAGACGATCCGGCATTTCCGTTTACGTTGGAGCTAAAACGCTACAAGGACGGCCCAATCGGCGGTTCGCCTTCATGGTGGGAGCAAGTTAAAGTGGCCGCCGAGCGTGAGCAAAAGATGCCGTGCCTGATATACAAATACGACCGCAAGGCAATGCGATGTGTGATCCCGCTGGCTGCGTTGACTGATTGTGATCACGATTACACGGCAGAGGTCGATTTTGAGACCTTTTGCTATATTGCTAGGGAGGCAATGCAATGACTAGGCCGACCTATGAAAGCTCAGGCGACCGCAGCGCCGAGACTGTTGCTGTTAAAAAGTTTATTGACAGCTTCGGCGGTGAAGTTGATTTCATTAAGCTGCCCCTGCAATATAAAATGGACTTCGCCCTCACACGCAACGGCGTCATCACGGCATTGGTTGAGGTTAAGTGCCGTAAAAATAAAAAGCACGCATATCCAACTTACATGATCTCTATGTCAAAACTGGTGGCCGCCGCTGGCTATCGCAACATCGGCATTAACTGCATCTTGCTGGTGCAGTGGGCTGATAGCATGGGCTGGGTGCAGATGAGCAATGAGGAGTGGAGCGTTAGGGTAGGCGGCAGAAAAGATCGCAACGACTGGCAAGACATTGAGCCAGTTACTCACATCCCAATCAGCGAGTTTAAAGACGTAATTAAAGTGGAGGATACAAAATGATGATCCCAGCCGACAGACTATCCAACACGGAATATCACGCCAAAAAGGACTACATATCGTCATCTGACGTTAAGATGGTACACAGCAAATCGCTGGCACATTGGAAGGCGAAGACATACAGCCCAAGCCCAGTGTTTGATATGGGAACCGCCGTACACGCAATGGTGCTAGAGGATGGCAAGGGTATCATCCGTGGGCCAGAAACCCGCCGGGGTAAGGCTTGGACGGAAGCACATGAAGAAGCGCAAGCAAACGATCAGACCTTGCTAACCGCCGGCGACTATGACCTTGCGCGGAATATTTCCGATAGCGTACTGTTTCATCCAGCGGGTCAACGCATGGCTGGGCCAACAACGGTCAACGAGGCCAGCTTCTTTGCCACTGACCCTGAGACTGGGCTGAAAATAAAGTGCCGCCCAGACAGCTATTGGGATGCCAAAGGTGTCCTATACGATCTCAAGACGTGTCAGGATGCTTCACCTAGAGGCGTGGCGAAGGACATGATTGCGTACAACTACGCAATTCAGCAAGCCTTCTATATGCACTGCTTAGAGCAGGCAGGATATGAGGCGTCACAATTTGTATTTGTTCACGTCGAGAAGTCTGGCGCGTTTGCAGTCTCGACAAATATAATACATGAGGAATATCTTGACTGGGCGAAAGGCGAAATGCACATGACCCTGCGCAAGATTGCTAAAGCCAACGAGGCCCAGAAGTGGGACACTGGTTGGTCAGATCAAACTAATGTGATTGATCTGCCACGATGGCTGCGCTTAGATGCAGTCGAACTTTAATAGCTTGGAGAAAAACAGATGGCTAAGACAGACTTTAAACCCGTAATGATCCGCAACGTGGAATTTAAATATCCACGGCTCAACGCCTGTTACCGTTACAATACTTCGGAAAAGAAGAGCGAGGAGTGTGCGCCAACGGCGTCAAACGCGGCTTACTCTATCGCTTGGGAGATGCAGGCCGATGACGCTAAAACGCTGCACGCCGAATTGAAGGCACACTATGAGACGTGCCAAACGAAAGCGCCTTTCGGTAAAATTTTCGGCATGAAGAAACTTGACAGCGGCAACTATGAATTCCGCGCCAAGCGCAACGGCACGAACAGCCAAGGCCAGCAGAACGAAAAGCCTCGCGTCATTGATGGCATGAAACAGCCGTTGGCCGACACAGCTTTCTGGGGTGGCTCAAAGGGCAGCATCAAGGTGACAGCGTATCCCGTGACCGATCCAGACGGCAATGGTGGCATTTCGCTGCTGATCGACACCGTGCAGGTTACGCACGCAGTGTACGGCGGCGGCGGCCTTGATGACTTTGATGAAGTGCCGACGACGATGGCTGGCGGCGTTGATGCTTCGCTGGATGACTTTGGCCCAGCAGCCGCAGCGGCAACAGCGTCGCCAGCGCAGGAAATGGCTGACGATCTGGACGATGAAATTCCGTTTTGAGTATAA